CTGGAGCAGCTCGTGCGGGAGTACCGGCCGCTGGAGCTGATCGCGAACCTGCCGGCACAGAGCGACTCCGGGATCCGCACCCGCTGCCGCGAGCTGCAAGACCTCGGCCTCGCACACAAGCTGCCCGAGCGCACCGGGGTGTCCTCCTCGGGCCGCTCGGCGCACCTGATCGCGCCCGGGCCGCCGCCGCCGCCGATGACGGGCGAGGCGTTCCTGACGCCACCGCCGCCGCCGATCGGTGGGCAGCTGGTGCTCGGAGGCGAGTGACGTGGGGCCGCGCCTCGTGCCCTGCCCGACCTGTGACGGCTTCAAGACCGAGCGGGCGGTGCGCTGCCGGCGCTGCACCAACACCCGCCAGCGCCCGCCCGCGCCGGCTGTGGCGAACGGGCTGCGCACCCTCGACCATGAGCGGCAGGTCGACCCGATGTGGCGACCGCCGCACATGCCGCCCGCCTGCCCGGTCTGCAGCGGCTTCGGCTATGTGCAGGGCGACGAGGGCGAGCGGAGTGACGACGTCGAGTACCGGCGGAAGGTGACGAGCCGGCCGAGCACGGATCACCGGCCTGGCCGGCGGCTGGTGGCAGCGGCCGGCCGGATGCTGCGCGAGCGTCAGACCCGAGCTGGCGGGTGGCATCGCTGCCCGAGCTGCTCGGCGCATCCGGGGTCGGTGATGACCCACCAGGAGTGGACCCGAAGGAGGAGCGATGAACCTGTGTGACCCGCCGCCTGCCTGGTGGCGGAACGGCCTCGGCTGGTGCCTGTTCGTGCTCGGCCCCGGCTGTGGCGTAGCGATCGGTCTTGCGATCGGAAAGGTGGTGTGGGGATGACGGTGCAGGCGATGGACCACACCGAGAAGCTGGCGGTGGCGGTGCGGCTGCGGGACTACCTGATCGAGGAGGCGTTCCGGCTCCGCCGCCGAGCAGAGACCCCGCCGGAGCGGGCACGAGCGATCCAGGTGGAGGAGCTGGCGGTGCAGGCCGACCAGCTCGTCACGAACCTGCGCATGGAAGGCCGATCAGGAGGCGAGCTGTGAGCGCCGCACACGGCGGGAACGCCCCGCCGCCCTGGAGGCCGGCCGAGGAGCCGGCCGAGCACACGGAGCCGCACGAGGCCCCGCCCGAGCCTCCTGCGCTGCCGGCCGCGATCGAGGCTGCTCCGCCGGTGCCGATCGAGGCCGCCGGCCGGCCGGAGCCGAGCTGGCGCGAGCTGGGCTGGTGGCTTGCCCTCTCCGAGAGCGGGGAAGACACACCGAAGGCCCGGGGAGGGGCTGCAGCTCTGCGGCTGTACTACGTCTCGCAGCTGGGACTGCCGCTGTGGGCAGCCGCAGAGCTGTCGATCATCGGCGGGAAGCTGGTGGTGTCCGCGAAGCTGCTGCGGGCTGTGGCGCTGCAGCGCGGCTACCAGGTGACACCGATCGAGGCGACCGACCAGCGATGCACGGCGGTGCTGATCGAGCGCCGCACAGGCGAGGAGCTGGGGCGCTACACCTTCACCCTGGAGGATGCGCACCGGGCCGGCCTGATCCGTGCCCGCTCGGCCTGGACGACACACCCGAAGCGGATGCTGTGGGCGCGAGCGTCGAAGTTCGTGCTGGACGATTACGCCCCGGGTGTGTCGCTCGGCTTCCAGACCACCGACGAGCTGGCCGATCAGCGATCGTGGGAGGCGGAGCCGATCGGGGTCGACCTCGACCCCACCTATGGCGACGCGGAGGAGCTGCGTGGGAGCGACGAGGACATTCCGTTCTGATCCGCGATGCGCCCGGTACACCGATCCACTCTGTTCGCCAATCGGGTGCGGGAGCTGCCGCTGCCGATGATGACGAAGCTCGTGGCGTTCACGCTGTGGTCCTACATGGACACAGGAGGGCGGGCGCGGCCGAGCATGTCTGCGCTCGCCCGCGGGGCCGGCTGCTCGGAGCGCACCGCGCGCCGGCATGTCCGGGAGCTGGAGCTGCTCGGCCTGGTGCGGGTGTACCGCTCGGGCGGGCGGGTGCCGAACCGGTACGTCGCCTCTGTCAACCCGGACACAGCTGTGGCAGGGTCCAACCCGGACACCGGTGTCAGTGTTATCGGCGCGGACAACGGCTCAACCCGGACACCGGAGGCCGCCAACCCGGACACAGCTGTGTCCTCCGAAGGTACCGAAGGTAAGACCTCTCGCTCGCGTGCGCACGCCCGCGCCCGCGAGAGCGACGAGGAGTTCGTGGCGCGGATCCTGCGCGAGCGGGGTGTGGAGTGACGGGGTACCGCGATCGAGGGCGGCGGCTTCGCCGCGAGGAGGCGGAGGCCGCCGCCGCCCTCGATCGCGCCCGGGCGCTGCGGGAGGAGGAGGCCGAGGTGGCGCGGATCGAGCACGAGCGCCGGCAGGCTCGGGAAGCTCGTGGCGAGGAGGGCTGGTCGACCCCCGAGGCCCGCCAGAGGCTCCAGGAGGCGCTCGCACACGTCGAAGCCCTCGGCATCGGGTACCGCCGCTCGGAGCGGGAGGAGGCCTCGTGAGGGGCCTCCTGACCCCGCAGGAGTGGTCGCTGCTCGCGATCATCCTGTGCGGGCTGCTGCTGCTGCTGATCTGGAGGCCGCCCGGATGACAGAGCGGTACGCCACCATCGTGGCTGATCCGCCCTGGCACTACGGGGAGGAGGGCACAGGGGCGAAGTACACCGCCGCCGGCCGCAAGACCGTCGGCCTGCCGTACCGCACGATGGCGCTGGAGGAGATCGAGGCGCTGCCGATCTCCGAGCTGGCCGCGCCCGGAGCGCACCTGTACCTGTGGACCACGAACCGGTACCTGGAGGCCGCGTTCGGTGTGGCACGCAGCTGGGGCTTCGCCCATGTCGCCACGCTGGTGTGGTGCAAACCGCACGGGGCGCTCTCCGGCGGGGTCTTCCACAGCAACGTCGAGTTCATCCTGCACTGCAGAGCGGCCGGCCCGAGCTTCGCCACACCCGCCCGCATCGGCACGCGCTGGTTCCAATGGCCGCGAGGACCGCACAGCGCGAAGCCGGAGGGGTTCCTGGATCTGGTGGAGCATGTGTCGCCCGCGCCGTACCTGGAGCTGTTCGCTCGGCGGAACCGGCTCGGGTGGCACACCTGGGGCGACCAGGCGCTCGGGCATGTGGCGATCCCCGGGCAGCTGGACCTCGACTTCGACACAGCCTAGTGTCGGCCCCATGGCAGACGCCTACCAGTACCTCACCGACTCCGAGCGGGTGACGTACAACGAAACCTCGCGCCTGATGCAGCTCTGTGACTGGGCCGGCTTCGACGATCAGCTGGCCGAGTGGCTGCAGACCACACAGACCTGGATCCGGGAGCGGCGCTCGTACATCTACGGCATCGCCACAGGCGAGATCGAGCACAGCAACGGCCCCGGCTGGGACGTCGCACATCGGCAGGAGCGGTACGACTACCTGCACCAGGCGAACCACTCCGATGCCGCGCCGCACGAGGTGTGCCAGCTGCCGACCGAGGCCGGCACCGACGCGGAGAAGGTGTACATCTCGCATCGCGAGATGTGGTGGATGAACCCGTCAAGCGCCTACGCCGAGCAGAGCACACGGCGGCAGGCCTGCACCGACTGGCTGATCGAGCGGCGCAAGTACGTGTGGCGTCTGGCAGAAGGGCAGATCGAGGGCGAGAAGCCCGGGTGGGACGTGGCGAACCGCCGGCAGCGGTACTCCAACCTGCAGGTCGCCACGAAGACCGGCAGCGCCTACGCCGACTGGTGCAAGACCCATGACCCCGCCACAGGCGAGTCGACCGAGGGCGGCGGCTCGGGCAGCTCCTCCGGCCGCGACGCTGCCCTCGCGTGGATGGCAGCACACCGCGGCCTGCCCGAGCAGCCTGGCGGCTCCAACTGCGACAGCCGCTCCGATGGCATCCGCGCCGCACAGGACCGGTGCGTGGCTATGGGCAGCTCCGGCACCTGGCTTCGCTACCAGCCCTGGTGCGGGGTGTGGTGTGCGAACGCGATGGCAGCCGGCGGAGTGAAGGGCCTGACCTACGACCTCGCGTCGGTGGAGTGGATCGAGGCGAGGGCGAAGGCGGGCAAGTCCCCGTTCACCGGCTGGACCACAGACCCCGCTCGGGTGCGCCCGGGAGACCTCGTGACCCTGTTCTCGCCCGGGCAGCACGTCGGCATGGTCCGCACGCCCGCCTCCAACCCTGTGACCGAGGAGGGCAACACCTCCGACACCAGCGCACAGCGCACCCGATCCAAGAGCGATGTGGTGGGGTATGCACTCGTCGCGTACCCCTGACCCGAGGAGCACACCGTGACCGAGAAGGCCGAGACCGAGCGCACCGACGACGCTGCCTTCGGAGGCGAAGCAGCCGACCACATCGGCAGCGCCACCGAGCTGGAGACCGAGGAGCAGGCAGCCGAGGAGGGCGAAGCCGAGGAGGGCGCAGCGGGCGAGGACACCACCCCGCCCGAGCCGGACCCCGAAGACCCGCCCGCTGCCAGCTGAGTGCCGCCGCCAGCCCGCCGCCCTGCGATCGACATGTTCGCCGCGGTGCGGCGGCTGGTGGTGTTCATCCTCGGTGTGCTGGTGATCGTGAAGGCGCTGTGGTTCGGAGGAGACGACACCGTGCCGGAGCTGCTGATCGGGATGGTGCTGGTCGGGGTGCTGCCCCTGGAGAATGTGGCCGGCGCATACCGCGAGATGCGCCAGCCGCCGCCGCCCCGCCGATGACCGACCCCCGCTCGCATCGGCGGTGGCGCACGCTGCGGCTGCTGATCCTGCAGCGCGACGGCTGGCGCTGTCACTGGTGCGGCCGGCCTGCGAACACGGTCGACCACATCGTGCCGCTCGCTCAAGGCGGTGCGATGTGGGTGTCGACCAACCTGGTATCGGCATGTGTTAGGTGCAATGCAAAGAGGGGTGCTGCCACAGCACACGAGCTGCGAGCGGCCCGCGTTTTTAACTCCGCCCCCTCGGAGATGCCGCCTCTCTCCGTTCCGCCGGGATCACACCTGCCGCGATCCAAGGCCCGCCGATCGCGCCGGCACCAGCCGATCGTGGGAGCGATCGACCCCGATGCCCTCTGAGGCCCGCCGCCCCGCCCACGGATCGCTCGTCTTCAAGGGCGCACAGAGGCCGCTCCGCCTCGTGGAGCTGCCGGTGTGGCACGGCTGGCGGTACACCTCCGAGGCCGCGAGGGCTGTGCGGTTCCTGGAGTCGCAGCTGGTCATCCCCACAGGGACCGGGGCCGGTGCTCCGATCCGTGTGGCGCGGTTCCAGCGCGAGATCCTGGACGCGGTGTACTCGCACCTGGCGACCTTCTGCAGCCTGCCGGCCGCGAACGGGAAAACCACATTCCTGGCGGCGGTGGCGCTGGAGCGACTGACGCGGGGCGATGACTACGCCGAGATCGACGTCATTGCCACGAAGCAGGAGCAGGCGGGGTTCCTGGTGGAGGCCGCGAAGCGGATGGTGGAGTCAAGCCCCGAGCTGGCGGATCGGTGTCGGTGGCACAGCCGCGAGCAGCTGCTGGAGTACCGCCCCACAGGTTCGAAGCTGCAGGCACACCCCGCGAAGCTCACAGCGATCCAGGGTCTGAACTTCAGCCTCGCCATCATTGACGAGGTCGGGTTCGCACACGACGAGACGGTGGAGTCGCTGATCGCTCGGCTCGGGAAGCGGCCCGATGCTCGGCTGGTGGCGATCGGCACACCGGGCTTCGACCCGAACATCCTGCACCGGCTGCGTGGGGCACACCTGGACGGGGAGCTGCCGCCCGGGGTGTGCTACCTGGAGTGGGCGGCGGAGGAGTCGGCCGACCTGCTCGATCGGCGGCAATGGCGACGAGCGAACCCGGCTCTGCGGTCGGGGTTCCTGCAGGAGCCGGCGCTGGAGCTGCAGGCGCGGCTCCTCAGCCCGCGCGAGTTCCGCACCTACCACCTCGGGATCTGGACCGATCAGACCGCGCCGTGGCTGCCACACGGCGCGTGGGAGGCGTGCCCTGTGCAGCCGCCGCCGCCGGCAGGAGCGGAGGTGGTGCTGGCGGTCGACGGCACCTTCCGCCGCACGATGGCGGTGGTGGGCGCGACACTGGACGGGGCGGTGTTCTTCGGGTGGGCAGCCGAGGTGGCGCTGGACCGGGACGTGCGCCGTGTGCTGGAGGCGGCGGCGGAGCGGTACGACCTGAAGGAGGTCGTCCACCCGAAGCGGATCCGGCCTCGCCTGTTCGCGGAGCTGAAGGAGGAGGGGCTGCCGTGTGTGCCGTGGGACGGATCGGCGGAGAACGAAGCCACATCGGCGGGCGAGTTCTACCGCGCGATCGTGGGGCAAGACCTGGTGCTCGCGCACGATCACCACCAGCTGCTGACCGACCACATCGCACAGGTCCGTGCCCGCTTCGGTGTGGACGGCAGCCTGCGCCTGGCGCGGGCGGAGGAGGGGTTCTGTGACGCTGCCCTGGCCGCTCGGAACGCGTGGTGGCGAGCCTCGCAGCTGGCCGATCAGCCGTCCGGCACACCGACGATCTACTAGCATCGGCTGGCCGGACGCGTAGCCTGCTGCGCACGCATCAGTCGGTGTGGCATCCCGCCGCACCGCGTAGGGGAACGCGTCCGGCGCTGCGACCGCTAGTGTGGTTCCCCGGGTATGGGCTTCTGGAGTCGCCTCCGAGGGCGAGCAGCCGTAGTGCCGCCGGCATCGCTGAACCTGCCGGCGGGCTTCGACCCGGAGCTGGCCGGCCTGTTCGCCGGCTGGGGATCGCCACAGCTGGTGGAGCGGGTCGGCACCGCCGCCCGCTGCCTGCAGCTGGTGTGCCAACAGGTCGCGGCGATGCCACTCCGGTACCGCGCCGGCTCCGCCGGCAGCCCGCCGCTGTGGGTGTCGAACCCGGACCCGGTGTGGTTCCCGAACGGGATCGCCGACGCGACCTTCGCGGCGGTGGCATCGGTGTACGGCTGGGGCGACGCGTTCCTGCTCGTCACAGACCGGTATGAGACCGGGTACCCGCGGGCCTGGACGGTGCTCGATCCGAGCCGGGTGGCGGTCGACGCACACCCGGAAGGGCAGGGCCGCACCTACCGGATCGGGCAGGTCGACCTCGACCCGTCCGATGTGCTGCAGATCAGCCGCGACCCGAACGGGAACCTGCGCGGCACCTCGGCGCTGCAGGCGTACTCCACGAATGTGCAAGCGGCGTACTCGGCGGAGAGCTTCGCCCGCGACTTCTACCAACAGGGCGGTGTGCCCTGGGCGGTGCTGACCTCCAGCCGCCGGCTGGACGCGGATCAGGCCGCCGCCCTGCAGGCACAGTGGTCCAGCCGGGTGGGGCTGCGAGGCGGAGCACCGGCTGTGCTGCCACCCGATGTGGCGTTCCAACAGTTCTCGTTCTCGCCTCGGGACCTGCTGCTGCTGGAGAGCCGCGAGTGGGACGCAAAACAGATCGCGGCTGCCTTCGGTGTGCCCGCGTTCATGCTGAACATGGAGCAGGCCGGCGGCCTCAATTACTCCAACCCGGAGATGCTGTTCGACACCTGGTGGCGCACCGAGCTGTACCCCACAGCTCGCAGGATCGAGGCGGCTCTGTCGGTGTGGCTGCCGCGAGGATCGTGGGTGGAGTTCGACCCGTCGATCCTGCTGCGGCCGGACCTGAAGACCGCCTCCGAGGTGTGGCTGGCGCTGCTGGACGCACAGGTGGTGACGCAAGACGAGGTGCGGGCCGCGGTGCTGGACCTGCCGCCGCTCGCACAGGGCGAGGCGCTGCAGATGATCGACGAGCCGCCCGGAGCGAACGCGAGCGGCCCCGCCCCACCCGACCTGCCGGCCGCGCCGGCAGCCCTGGAGGTGATCGCAGGTGCCGGATGACGAGCTGCTGGTGCGGACCTTCCCGATCGAGCTGCGAGCCGCCACCCTGGAGGGCGCAGGTCGGATCGTGGAAGGCCGCTGTGTGCCCTACGGGGTAGCCGCCGAGGTCTGTGATCCGGGAGGCGAGCCGTACCGGGAGGTGTTCCACCCGGGCGCGTTCGCCCGAGCTGTGCGAGCGCCGAGCCGGGTCGATCTGCGGTACCGGCACGGCGGCGGCCTGGCCGACTGGATCGGCCGCGCCCTCTCCTTCGCCGAGACCGACGAGGGCCTCGACGGCTCCTTCCGTGTGCTGCCCGGAGTGTTCGGCGATCAGGCCCTCACGCTGGTCGACGAGGGGATGCTGACCGGCCTCTCGGTCGGCTTCCGGGCGCTCGGCCGGCGCGAGCTGCGCGACGGCTCCGGCGCGGTGATCCGCGACCGCTGTCACCTGGAGGAGGTGTCGCTGGTGCCACAGGGCGCGTTCGCGGGCGCGGCCGTCACGGGCCGCAGGGCGGCTCCCGCCGGCCTCGCAGGCCTCGGGCGGGCGGAGCTGCTGCCGGCGCGAGATCCCGAGCAGGAGGCGCGGCTGCGGGCTGTCGGCTGCAGCCTGTAGGACCGAGACCGATCCTGGTAAGCTCGGCCCCCTGGCAGATCACCCGATGCGAGGAGGGCCTCAGCGATGCCAGAAAACTCGAGCGCCACACAGGGCGCGAGCACACCCGACGAGGCGGTGGCCGAGCTGCTGGAGCAGGCCGCCGCTCTGATCACCGCGTCGCCCGGGCTGAACGCGCTGGACGCGTTCGCACAGCTCTCGGCCCCGTGGCCGGAGGAGTACCGGGCCGCGGTGGTCGCATCCGCGTACTGGCAGCTGCTGGACTACCTGCCGAACCACACCGAGTGGGTGGCCGCCTGGAGTGACACCGAGACCTCGGAGCGGGTGGCGGGGAAGCTGGTGGCGCTTGCCCGCACGGTGCGTCGCGGCGGGCCGGCCCGGATCGAGGATCAGCCGTATGTGCCGGCTCCGCCCGAGGCGGACGACGTGCTCGGCCACACCGTCCAGAACCGGAAGGGCAGCCGAGCACCGACCTCGGAGCTGGCGCGGCTGCAGCGGGAGCGGGGTGTGATGCTGGGCGCGATCACCCGCGCCGAGCGGGCACGCCACCCCGATGTGGCGAAGCTGACCGAGAACCGGCTGCGGCTGGAGGAGCTGAACCGCAGCATCACGGAGCTGGAGGCCGCCGAGCACACCGCCGCCGAGCACGAGCTGCACGGCGGCGGGGGCGGCGGCGGCGGCGGGCCGCACGAGGAGGAGCGGGGCCGGCAGCTCGTGCCGGCCGGCGCGGGCCTGCCCGACTCCTGGAGCGGGCTGTGAGCCGCGCCCCGGAGATCCCGACCGAGCTGACGCACCGCCGTGTGGCGGAGCTGACCCGGGCCGGCCTCGGCCCCACACTTGCGATCAGGTCGGTGGCCGAGCGGGAGGGCCGGAAGGAGGGCACGATCGCGAACGCCTACTACGTCACCCGCCGGCAGCTGCTGGCCGAGGCTGGTGCGCCGGCAGCGCCTCGTGGCCGGCCGAAGGCGAAGACGAACGGCGATGCCGGCTCCGAGGCCGAGAAGGCCGCTGTGCGGCCTCGTGTCGCCCGCACGCCCCGACCGAGCCCTGCGCCCGCCCTCAGCCTCGCAGACGAGCTGCAGGCCCTGGCGGATGCCCTCGCGGCGCTCGCGCCGAAGCTGATCGAGCTGCAGCGCGACGCGCTCCGATGGCGCGGCGTGCGCGAGTTCCTGGACCTGGAGGAGTGATGCCGCCGCCCGAACCCGAGGTTCGCTGGGCTGGCAGCGCCGAGCCGGTGCTGCAGGAGGTCGCACAGACGCTCGGCGTAGCGCCACAGCTGGTGATGGCGGTGCGCGAGGCGCACCCGAGCGGGCAGCTGGTGGTGCTGTTCAGCCCCGGCTACCCGCAGGACCCGGAGCTGACGGTGGCGCTGCTGCAGCGCGAGGAGGGCGAGCTGCACGAGCTGCGCCGCGCCCGCCGGCCCGGGCTGTGGGATCAGCTCCGCGCAGGCCTCGGCGTGCCCGACCTGTAACCCCGCCGCATCCCCTGGCCGCACAGAGGCCCCTCGGGTACCCACGAGGGGCCTCTGTCGTTGTAGGCTCACACCCTGCAGCGCCGGCTCGGCATCACTCCCCGTGATTCTGGCGGCTGCGGTTCGCTGGCAGGGCGGCCCGGGCGGCTCCACCTCGCAGGTACGCCTCCCGGGTCGTCACTGCTAGTGTCGCCAGCTGAAGGCTCGGCACCCCGCTCCGCGACACCCCGCCTCTGTGGCGGCACCCCGCACCGCGGCACCCCGGCTGATCGAACCCCGATCACACCCGGAGGGAACAGGCAATGCCGCCGAATGCTGTGCTGCAGCGGCTCGTGACCGAGCGCGAGCAGACGCTGGACACGATCGACCAGGTGCTGTCACAGGCCGAGGAGGAGGAGCGCGACCCGTCCACCTCCGAGCTGGAGCTGGTGCGCCGGAACCGCGAGCGGATCTCCGAGCTGGAGCCGCAGATCACCGAGCTGCTGGAGGTCGAGGAGACCCGCCAGAGGGCCTCTGAGACGCACGGTGTGCTGCTCCGCGCGACCGGAGGGCGAGCGCCGGCCGGCGGAGCCGCGCCGGCACCCGAGGCTCCAGGCGAGCCGGTGTACCGATCCTTCGCACAGTACGCCCGCGATGCCCTGATCACTCGCGTCGATCGCATCGGGCAGATCGTCGGCCCGGAGCTGCGGCAGCGGGCCGCCGAGCGGCTGGAGCGGGCCGCCGCGGTCCACACCCTCACCAGCGATGTGCCGGGGCTGATCCCGGACCAGCACATCGCACAGATTTTCGAGACGATCAACACCGCCCGCCCGGTGGTCGCCTCCTCGCGGCAGATCGGCCTCTCCTCGGGGAAGCTGACGTGGCCGAGCGTCACCGGCCGGCCGACCGTGGCGAAGCAGGTCACAGAGAAGACGAACCCCGCCTACTCCAACATGACAGTGACGATGCGAGAGGTGGTCGCAGACACCTACCTCGGCGCGGGCAACCTGTCGTGGCAGACGATCAACTGGTCCAGCCCCGATGCGCTGCGTCTGTTCTTCGACCTGATGGCGGAGGCGTACGCGGAGCAGACCGAGTCTGCGGCCTGCACGGTGGTCGACACCGCGGCAGCCGCGGGCGGCACCGTCGGCTCTGACGACCTGGCGGGGTGGATGGCAGCGATCGCCGCCGCCGCCGGCCTCGTGAAGGCAGCCGGCGGTCGCGCCAACGCGATCTACCTGGACGGTGTGACGGGGTACCACCTGCTCGGCCTGGTGGCGGTGGAGAACCCTGTGTTCCTCACCGTCGGCCCCGGCTCACTCGGCGATGCAAGCGGCAACATGGGCGGCCTCCGGTTCGTGGTGTCGGACGGCTTCGCGGCTAGCACCGCGATCGTGGGCGACTCCACGAAGCTGCTGTGTGCCGAGACTCCGGGTGCGCCGGTGGAGATGCGGGCGGTGGAGCCGAGCATCGGCGGCCTGGAGGTCGGTGTGATCGGAGCGTTCGCGGCGGTGGCAGCACTGCCGGGAGCGTTCGTGCAGCTCACCCCGCCGGTCACCACACTGGCCGCCTCCGCCTCCAAGACCTCCAAGTAGACCGGAGGCCGGAGTGGCGTACTGCACGATCGAGGAGCTGGCCGCCGCCATCGGCCGAGGCTCGTCGTTCGCCACCGACAACTCGGAGGCGCTGCAGGCCTGTGTGGATGCGGCGGCGGCGGAGATCGACCACGACCTCGACCGCACCGATCCGATGCCGGCAGACGATCCTCTCGCGAACCGCGTGAACATCGCCCGCGCCACAGAGTGGTGGAAGGCGAATGATGCGCTGTTCGGAGTGATCGGCTTCGACCAGACCGGGGCGCTGCAGGCCCCGCGCGACGGCTTCACCCGGCACGCGTGGGTGCTCACACCGCTGAAGCAACGGTGGGGCATCGCATGAACGGCCCCGCGATCCAGGGCACACTCGGCCTCACCGACCTGCGCGAGCGGGCTGCAGCGATCCTGCAGCCCGCCGCGCCGGCCGATCCCGGTGTGCTCTCGGAGCTGGTCGTGTTCGGCGATGTGCCGGACGCGATCGACCCGCCGGTGCTGCTGATCCTGTGGCGGCAGGATCCGTGGCTGGAGCCGTTCGGCCGCTGCACCTACTGGGCGCAGCTGACGGTGATGGCGGTCGCCAGCCGGCTCGATCCCGCGCCCGGGATCGAGGCGCTGGAGCAGCTGGTGGCGTATGTGCTCGGCCGCTTCCAGCACGACGCGTACTCGTGGGGCGGGCCGACCATCACCGCGCCCCGCAACACACCGATCGGGAACCTGAACTACCTGGCCGCCGAGATCACCTATCGGGTGGCCGTGTCAACCGAGGAGGACTGACGTGTCGCAGCCGCGCCCGCTGATCCTGGATAACGCAGACCTGCTGATCGACGATGTGTCGATCGGCTGCTCCACCAACCACCTGGAGCTGAACCCGGACGTCACCCTGGTGACGCTCACCAGCTTCTGTGGTGAGGTCGACTACCCCGGAAGTGTGAAGTGGTCACTGGTGGCGACCTTCTACCAGAGCTTCGACGCTGCAGCCACAGAGGAGACCCTGAGCGCCGCGGTCGACGGCGGTGTGCCGGTGTCCTTCACGATCCTGCCGTACAAGGACCTGCCTGTGGGGCCGACGAACCCGAGCTGGTCTGGCATGGTGATCCCACAGCTGTACAGCCCGATCAACGGTGATGCCCGCGCGGAGAGCACCATCGACATCGAGTGGTCGCTGGTCGGCGAGCCGGTGAAGTCTGTGACCCCGGGACCCTGAGTGGCATCCAAGGCCGCACAGGCGATGGACGTGCAGGTGCGGGGCCTGGCCGAGCTGGAGCGGGCCTGGCCGGCGTTCGCCCGCCGCGACACAGAGGCGGTGCGGCAGGTCGCCCTCGCGGTGGCCGGCATCGCGGCGGATCAGACGCGGGTGCGGGTGCCGCGCCGCACAGGGGCGCTGGCAGCCTCCGTGCTGCGAGAGGACACCTCGGGAGGCCTCACCCCCACCAGCACGGTGTCGATCGGAGAGGGCCTCCCGTACGGGCGCTGGATCGAGTTCGGGAAGCGGAAGCGGGGCCGAGCGCCCCGCACCGGCCGGTACCTGATCCCCACCGCCCGCCGGCAGGTCCGCACCCTGAAGAAGCGGGCCGCACAGACCACGCAACAGACGATCGGGAGGTTCCCATGGCCGAACCCGAGACCGTGACCCACCTGCCGCGGCCGATGCCACAGACGATCGAGCTGGACCGCGGTGTGAACTTCACCCCGAATGAGATGCGGCAGCTGAAGCAGCTGTCCGGCCTCACGATCACACAGCTGCTCGGGGAGGCCTCGGAGGACAACCTGGAGGAGATGCCCGATCGGCTGCAGGCGCTCGCGTGGGTCGGCCTCCGCCGGCAGGGCCTCGACCCGTCCTGGGAGCAGGCGGGCGATGTGTTCGTGACGTGGCGGGAGGAGACGCCACAGCCCCGGGACCCTACTTCGACCGAGAGCTGAAGTCGATGCTGAACCTGTGCCGGATCTGGCACATGTCGCCTCTGGAGCTGGAGCGGATCCCGCCGTGGCTGCGCTCGGCGATGATCGAGCACACCGCCCGCGAGCAGGAGGCGGAGCGGCGCGAGGCGCGGAGGGCACACCGCCGTGGCTGACGCCACAGTCGTCGTTGACTTTATTGCCAACACGAAGGGCCTGCAGAAGGGCGCTGCAGAGGCCTCCTCCTCGACGTCGAAGTTTGGGTCGAAGCTGAAGTCGCTGGGGAAGGCCGCGGCGCTCGGAGCCGGCGCTGCCGGTGTGGGTGCGCTGGTCGCCACCCTCAAGATCGGTGTGGACGAGTACATGCAGGCGTCGAAGGTGGCGGCACAGACCAACACGGTGATCAAGTCGACCGGCGGAGCGGCGCGAGTGTCGGCCGCCCATGTGTCGGATCTCGCCACCGCCATCATGGAAAAGTCTGGCATGGACGACGAGGCGATCGCCTCCGGTGAGAACCTGCTGCTGACCTTCACGAACATCCGCAATGAGGCGGGTAAGGGCAACGACATTTTCGATCAGACCACATCGCTGATGGCGGACATGAGTGTGGCGCTCGGGCAGGACACCGCCTCCTCCGCGATGCAACTCGGGAAGGCCCTCAACGACCCGGTGAAGGGCATGACCGCACTGCAGCGGGTCGGTGTGTCGTTCACGAAGGCACAGAAGGATCAGGTCAAGGCGATGGTGGAGTCGGGCGACACCATGGGCGCACAGAAGCTGATCCTGGCCGAGCTGAATAAGGAGTTCGGCGGCAGCGCCGAGGCGGCCGGCAAGACCCTGCCCGGGCAGCTCGCGATCGCTCGTGAGAGCTTCAACAACTTTGCGGGTGAGCTGGTCGCGAAGATGATCCCCGCGATTCAGTCTGTGATCGCGTGGGTGCGCGATCACTGGCCGGAGATCAGCCGTGTGCTGCAGGCGGCGTGGGCTGTGATCCAGCCGCTGCTCGCGGCGTTCGGGGCGCTGGTGGTACAGATCGTGTCGCTGATCGCTGCACACTGGTCGCAGATAAAGCCGATTGTGATGGCGGTGGTGCCGGTGCTGCGAGCCGCCGTCGGTGTGATCGTGTCGCTGGTGAAGCTCGTCACAGCGATCCTCCGAGGCGACTGGTCTGCGGCGTGGACACAGGCGAAGAACCTGGTCGGGAATGTGGTGAAGCTGATCACCGCCCTGCTGCGGTTCGAAGTGACGATCTGGAAGACCGTGCTGTCGCTCGCCTGGAGCGCGATCAAGGCCGGCGCGAGTGCGGCCTGGAGTGGCATCAAGAGTGCTGTGGGGTCTGCGGTCGACTGGATCAGTAACAAGCTGGAGGCGATCCCGCGGGCGCTGCGCTCGATCCTGGGCGCGGTGGAGCGGGCCGCCAGCTCTGTGGCGAACGCGATTCGGAACCCGCTCAACCACCTGATCTCCTCGTGGAATGGTCTTGCGTTTCGGATCCCGTCCATCCACATTCCGCAGTTCGACACGAAGCTGCCCGGTGTGGGCAAGATCGGCGGCGGCTCCTTCGGCGGCCAGACGGTGCCGTTCCCGGACCTGCCGCACCTGGCGGCCGGCGGTGTGCTGACCCGCCCCACCCTGTTCCTGGGAGGCGAGGCCGGCCGTGAGATCGTGTCGCCCGAATCGCTGCTGCGCTCGATCCTGCGGGAGGAGGGCGCAGGAGCCACCTACCAGCTGAACCTCACCACACAGCGGGCGGACGCTGCTGATGTGGCGTGGGGCTTCCGGCGGCTGGAGCTGCTGAGGACCGGCCGATGACACAGCCCTGGGAAGCCACAGCCTGCGAGACGGTGGAGTACCGCTCGATCGCGGGTGAGACGGTGCGGTTCAACATGCTGGTGGGCGCGGTCGGCCGGCTGATGCCGCCGGTGAAGGTGACGACGCTGCCGGTGCCGGCAGGGGTCGGGTCGCGGCTGCTGGGAGCCACACACCTGGAGCGGCCGGTGTCGATCCCGGTCGCGTTCCCGGGGCCGATCACCGATCGCACAGAGCTGCGGCGGTGGGCGCGGGTGCTCGATCCCGCCCCGGGCGAAGGGACCCTGACGGTGGTGAACGGCCCCTCGCCCGGGCGGTTCCTGCGCTGCTCGTACGAGGCCGGCCTGGAGGAGCTGGCCGAGGAGTTCCCGAACCTGAATGTGGGGCACCTGCTGTTCCGCGCGGTGTGGCCGTATTGGCTCGACACCACAGAGCAAAGCGTGTCGGTCGCACAGGGCACAGCGATGCAGACCTGGTTCCCGTTCCTGCCGCTGATCCTGGGAGCCTCAGACGCCTTCGCAGCGTTCACCGTGACCGTCACAGGCGATGTGCCGAGCTGGCCGGTGATCACCGTCACAGGCCCCGGGCAGGAGGTGACCGCGACCAACGACAGCACAGGCGACTCCTGGACGGTGTCCGGTTCGCTGGCCGCCGGCTCCAAGCTGATCGTCGACACTCGGCCGAGCTACAAGGGTGTGACGGTCGATGGCGCGAACGCCTACCCGCGCCTCACCGCCGGCTCCAGTCTGTGGCCGCTGCTGCCGGGAGGGAACCGGGTGACGGTGTCGATGGCGCTCACCGATCCCGGCAGCCTGGCGGTGTTCTCCTGGAGGAACGCGTGGCTGGCAGCCTGAACTTCCGGCTGGTGGCGTGCGACTGGACCACACCGCTGGCGGAGGTCGACACCTACGACCACGCCACCGTGATCGCCCGCCACAATGATGTGTCGACCTGGGAGCTGGTGCTGCCGGCCGACACTCCCGCGGCGCTGGTGCTGCTCGCCTCGGCGATGCCACGGCTGCTGATCGAGGAGCAGGCCTCCGGTGTGGTGTGGCGGTCCGGGCCGGTGATGCGGTTCGAACGATCCTCCTCGGAGGAGGGCGAGCTGCTGACCCTGAACGGTGTGGACGACCTGGTGTGGCTCCGCCGCCGGCTGGTGCATCCACAGCCGGGAACCGCCGCCCCGCCCTACAGCACCAGCGCCTACGACACTCGCACCGGCTCCGCCTCGCAGGTGCTGGCCGGCTACGTCGACCGGAACGCCGGCCCGAGCGCCGTGCAGGCGCGGCAGGTGCCGGGGCTGCAGGTGCCCACACCGGCCCCCTTCGGCCCCGCCGTCACACTGAGCGGCCGGTATCAAAACCTGCTGGAGTTCCTGCAGCCGGCCGCACAGGCCGCCGGCCTCGGCATCCGGGTGCGGGATCTGGTGTTCGAGGTGTTCCAGCCGGCCGGCGCGGCGGTGTTCTCGGTCGACCTCGGCACCCTCGCGGCCTGGACCAGTGTGGCCGAAGCGCCAGACGCGAACTACGTCTACGTGGCCGGCGGAGGCGAAGGCACCGCCCGCCTGATCCGCGAGTACCAGGACGTCACATCGGTGCAGGGCTGGGGCCGCACAGAGGCCTTCCAGGATCGCCGCGACACCACCGCCACCGCCGACCTCGATCAGGCCGGCGCGGAGGCGCTCGCAGAAGGTGTGCGGTCGCCCTCGGTCGATATGGAGGCCCTCGACACCGCGGGGCAGCAATTCCTCCGCGACTGGAATGTGGGCGACACCGCTACGGTGTTCATCGCAGGCCGCGCCATCACCGATGTGATCGCCGAGGCGGAGGTGACGATCGAGCCGAACACTCCGGTGGTCGTGCGGCCGGTGATCGGAGGGCAGGCGCTCACCCTGTCACAGTGGCGGGCGATCAGCTCGCAGGCGAAGCGGCTTCGACAGCTGGAGAGGGTGTGAACCGATGGCGGATCTGACAGTGTGGCCGACCGACGGTGCCGGCGGTAGCGTCTCCTCCGAGGTGCGGTGGCGCAGGATGGCGCGGCTGTTCGTGCCGAGCGGTGTGGACGTCTCGCCACTCGGCGGCGGGCAGCTGGTGCCGACGCTGGTCGCAGGCCCCACCATCACTGTGGCGGCGGGCGGCTGCTGGATCGACGGCCACTACGCCGAGCTGACCGCCTCCGCCAGCATCCCCGCCACCGCGAACGGGATCCTGGTGGTGCGCTTCACGCCGGCTGACAACAGAGCTGAGCTTCTGTGGCGCGACGCGGTCACGGTGCCCACACAGACCGACGCCACCTGGGAGCTGGTGATCGCGTCGATGACGGCGGGTGTGATGACCGACCGCCGCACCTATGCGTGGGCGTACCCGCCCGCACAGGAGCGGGTGCTGGTGTACTGGGACTTCCCGAGCCTGAAGGCCGCCCTGCCCACACCGGGCGAAGGGCAACAGGCCGTGACCGCCGCCGACGGGAAGCGATGGACGTTCCGCGGGAACGCGTACGGCTACCCCGCTCCGATCGGCACCGCGCCCGCGAGCCGGTGGGAGACGACGTTCATGCAGATCATGACCGGGATGGCGACCGACGTGAACGGGATCGGGTCTGTGCCACCCACGGCGTTCGGCCTGGACGGTGTGATCGCGATTGTGATGAACGCCGGCTGGTCCGCCTCCGCCGCGCCGAACACCTACCTGTTCGGCACGATCCGCCCCTCCAGCGCCACGCTGTGGCAGATGCGTATGCACATGGCATCGGCAGCGTTCCCGTCCCCGGTCGGGCTGGTGGCAAGCAAGAGTGATATCACCGGGCTGTTCTCGGTCTTCGGATGGAAGGTGTGACGTGAGCTACCTCGACGTGTTCAACATGACCGGCAGCTCGTCGCTGCTCGGCCGGCTGGCGGCTGCCGCCGCACAGGAGCAGGCCGGCGGCTCCGCCCTCGATCCGCCCGCCGCCGACATGTGGGTGACGGTGTTCCGGTGGCAGCTGTGCTCCGCCCCGGGGTGGGGCGATGCGTGGGCATCGGCGGTGGCGTCCGGGCACGAGGATCCCGGCTCCGATGCGGCGGTGATCACCGACCCGATGATCCTGTCGCAGACGCAGGCGGTGCTCGGCGCGATCGGCTGAAGCACACCGCCGGCACGGCGGCATTCCTCGCAATTTGCGGGCAGCGGTGTGATCTGCGACGATCTGCGGGCTGCCGCGGGTGTACGCGGTGGTGCGCGAGCATCCGCGCGGTAGCGTGGGCTGGCGCGGATCGCCCCGGTTGTGGGCTGTGCGGGGGAGGTGTAGAAGGGCTGCCATGGGACGCGAACCCCCACAGCATCCCTCCGGGCACGAGCTGCTGACCGTCCGCGAGGCGGCCGAGCGGCTCGGCATCGCGGAGCGAACCGCACAGGACTGGTGCCACGACGGGAAGCTGCCGGTGTGGCAGCTGTCGCCCCGCCGCCGCTATGTGGTGTGGGACCTGGTGACCGCCGAGGCGAAGGCCGCCGCCGAGCTGCTCCGCGAGCAGCTCCAGGAGGCCGCCGCGGAGCGGGCCGCCCGCCGCCGGCAGCGCCGGCAGGAGGCGCGGCTGCTAGGCTGCGGCCTCGGCCGCCCGGATGAACCGGCGGCTGGAGATCAGGAGTGATCAGGTGCCTTCCACCACCTGCGCCGGCCCCGCCGGCATCCCCGTGCAGCTGCTGCGCGGAGTCGACCAGCCTCGCCCCGGGCAGTTCCGGGTGCGGCTGACCTTCAAGGGCCTCGGCACGCACTGCGAGGTGCTGCCCTCCGCGGAGGCCGCGAACCTGCGGGTGCTGCAGCTGCGCGAGCTGCGCTCGGCCGGCCTCGTGCCCGATGACGGCCCCCGCGACCTGACCCTCGGGGAGGCCGCTCACGAGCTGCTCCAGGAGAAGCTCGGCGCGATCAGCCGCAAGACCGGCCGCGAGCTGTCGGCCGGCGGGATCGAGTTCTGGAGGCGCACGCTGCGGCCCTGGATCTCCGGGCCGCACGCAGGGGTGCCGCTGCACCTGCTGCCGGCGCGGCGGATGGCGGAGGAGATCCGCCAGCGATGCGCCTCCACCCCGAAGTCGGGCCGCGACGAGCTGGCCGCCCTGAAAGCGGTGCTGCGGCACGCCCGAGCTGCCGGCGCGGCGGTCCCCGAGCGGCTGCTGGAGCTGCAGCCGCCGGCCCGCCGCTCCAAGCGGCAGCGCCGCGCCCTCACGATCGAGCAGCTGGACCTCCTGGCCGCCTCCGCCCCGCCCGCGTACCGGCGGCTGATCCTGCTCCAGGGCAGCGTCGGGAACCGGATCTCGGAGCTGCTGCTGGCGCGGCCCGAGCACGTCGACCTGGCCGCCGGCACGCTGCTGGTGCCGAACCCGAAGGAGGGCCGGCCGAAGCTGATCGCGCTGCTGCCGGAGGAGGTGGAGCTGTTCGCCGAGCAGCTCGGGGCGCTGCGGCCCGCCACGGCCTCTCAGACGGCCGCTGTGCCCTCGACCCCGCGCGGGGCCGAGGTGATCTGGCCGATGCCGGATGGCCGGACGTGGCCGCTCGTGGCCGGCCGTGTGGCGAACGCCTACTACGCCCGAGCCTTCTGGCAGCCGGCGCTCGCGGCGGCCTCCGCCTCCTGGGCGGAGCTGCACCCGGGCGAGGCCGACCCCTTCGCGGGCCTCACCACGCACGATCTGCGGGCGACCGCGATCACCGCCATGCGCGACCTCGGGATCTCCGAGGAGACCTGCGCGAGGCGGGTCGGGCACGCCGATGCCGGCGGCCTGGTGCGGCGGATCTACGACGCGGGCGATCGAGACGCTCGGGCAGCTCGTGAGCTGCGCCAGCTGGCCGGCCGCGGGATCCTGGAGAGCGCGAGGGCGGCAGCCGCCCCGCTTCCACACGAGGCCCGGGCTGCCGCCCCTCAGAAGGGTACGTCGTGAGGGCCGCCGGCAGGGGTCTTGGAGCACTCCTGGAGCAGCTCCACCGCCTCAGCGCCGCGATCCCTGCAGCGATGCGGGATCGCGGCCCCGGGGTTCCGGTGTCAGACACCGAAACGGGGTCTGCGGGCAGACGCGGGGATCCGCGGGGAGGCGCGGCAAACCCGCTCCAGCACAGGGAACGCCCGCGTCTAGCCGCGGGCCGCCGCGCCTGGCCGCGGCTCCGAAATTGGAGCGGTCTTGGAACGGATCGGAGGCCCTGGTGACGAGCCGGAAGACCTCCGCCCCGCCGAGCAGCGTGGCCGCCCGCCTGCGGGCGATCCAGGTGACCGCGATCCTCACCAGCCTGCAGCGTGGGGCGCTCGATCGCGGGCAGCTGAAGGAGGCCGAGCTGCTGCGGGCGCTGCTCGTGTGGCAGCGCGAGACTTCGGCCCTCGCCTCGGCTGCTGACAGGCAGCTGGAGGCGGCCCGCTGCGAGGGCTGCGGCGGGCAGGTGCAGCTCCCGGGCGAGCTGGCCGACCTGATCGCCCGGGTGCGGCTGCCGGCCGAGGAGCCGGAGCGGTGACCCCGCCCTGGAAGCGGCGGCTGGCGCTGGCGGCCGTGCTCGGCGCGGAGGCGCTGCACTGGGGCACGCTGCGGCTGCTCGGGTGGGCGGGCCGGCTCGCGCCGGCCGAGCTGGAGGAGGCGGTGCGCCTGGCCGCCCTAGAGGAGGCGATCCTGGCCGCCGCCGCCGCGCCTCGTGACTACCCCGAGGAGGAGGGCTGAGGCGATGCCGGCAGCACGCGGGAGCGACCCCTGGACCTCGTGGGCGGCTGCTCGATCACTGCCTGATCTGCGGGCGCGGCAGGCGGCGGTGCTGTGGCTGCTGGAGGTGATGGAGGAGGCGACGCTGGAGCAGCTCGTGCGGGAGTACCGGCCGCTGGAGCTGATCGCGAACCTGCCGGCACAGAGCGACTCCGGGATCCGCACCCGCTGCCGCGAGCTGCAAGACCTCGGCCTCGCACACAAGCTG